GGGATCGGCGATGTAGGCGCCTTCGGCCTGCACACTAGGCGGCTCCTGGTGAACACCCCATTCCCGGTCGATGTCTCCCTTTCGAAGTCTGGACAGCATATCCCGGAGGTGCTCGGTGTCGAACACCAGGAGTGGCTGCACGACGTCGGTCCGCATCGAGGAAGACGTCGACAGGCCGAACGGGTGCACGGCTCCGGTGGCTGTCGTGAACCGGGCGCCGGTCTCCCGGCCTTTGAGAGGTAGCCATCCGACCAAGGCAGGTTTTCGGAGGCCGCCTTCCGGTGGGAAACGTAGGCCGCACGGGTAGCTGATGGGGTTGGATGTGATTGAGGAATAACTGCCGCAGGCATCGTAGACCGTCTGCGTGTTAAAGCCTGAGTCGATGCCCACATCCATGTCATGGACCTCAAGGGCCACCTGCACCCGGCGAAGGGCTGCAAAGTCATCGGCATGGCCGGCAGCCACCAGTGTGCTGTTGCCGTCCTTCCATTCGCGGCAGACCCACCACAGGAACGGCGCCACGGCCTGGACGTCGGCAGTCAGATAGCGGCGGCCTCCGGTGATAGAGACAGCGGCCGATGCCTCGGGGCGCTCCTGCTGCACGTCCTGCTGCTCCCAGGGCTCGGCCAGATTGCCATTGATGAAGCCCTGAAGGCCGGCCATCGAGGATTTAGCTTCGAGGAAGGCCACGGCTAGGTGTCCCCAGGTGCACTTGCGATCCGGGCTGTAGAGGCTGCTGAGGTGGTAGGATCGCACGCCGGGCATGGCGTTTGGATTCTCTGGGCGCCACTGGCCATGGCGGAGGGCTGCCACCTTGTGGGCGTCGGTGATGTGGCCGAGGCAGAGCTGGCAGACGTAATGAGCGGAGGCCCGGACTTTGGCGAGGTCGTGTTTACCGTCCTCAGTCTTGGCGTCGTCCCATGTCACTTGGCGCCATTCCAGTTTGATCAGCTCCCGGCAGTGGGGGCAGGGCAGGTAGTATCGCCGCTGGTCCCCGCGGAGGAAGCGCTGCCAGATCCGGCCTTCGACCACGGTGGGTGTCGAGGTCATGAAGGCCTTGGAGCTTGAGAAGCTCTTAAGGCGCTGCTCGGCCAGGTCGAGGGCGTCGGCTTCTTTGCTGGTGGCCTCGGCGAACTTGTCGACCTCGTCTGCGATCAGCACCCGGACGGGGCGGCTGGCTAGGTTGGCCGGGCTGTTGGATCCGACAAAAGTCAGGGTCGACCGGGTGAAGTTCTGCTCCAAGTTGGTGATCTTGTCGGCCTCGGCCGGGAAGCATTCCAACATGGTCGGGCTGTCCTCCAGCATGGGGAGCCAGCGGGACTTTGAGAAGGATCGGGCAAGATTCTCGGAAGGCATCAACCACAAGGCCGGGCTGGGCTCGTTGGCAATTAGCCAGGCCAGGCCGGCCATGAGGGTGGTTGTCTTCGATGTCTGAGATCCCCAGCACAGTGTCACCTCGGATACGCTAGGGTTCTTCCAGTCTTCCATCGGCTCCCGGGTGTATGGTCTGACCGACGTGGAAAACGGCCCCGGGTGCTCGGTCTGCCGTTGTGTAAGCCGGAGGTTGGCCTCGGACCATTCGACCACGGTCTGCTGCGGGGTCGGTTTGTAGAGGTTGCGGCGATAATCGAGCAGGTTGCGCTGGAGGTCGGTCAGGATTTCCATGGATTTCAAAGGCCGCAGCCTCCTTCACACTCGAAGTTGAATGCCGACTGGCCGCGTTCGCCATCGGTCAGGTAAACATCTTTGAGTGGTCGGCATGACTTGTGGAGGTAGAGCTTCTCATTCAATTTCCGATTGCAGATTGTACCTTCAACGCGAAGCGCATCGTCGATTTCCACAGCCCGATTCCATCCATCAGGATCTGATTCTCTCAGCAATAACCATTCATGGTTAGACTTGTACGGGCAGAAGACACAGGCAGAGCGCGGCACTTTATGCGGTATCCCAAAGGCTTCCAACCATTTCACGCAATCGGCTCGCGTCATCATCTTGTCGCAGAGTGGAAACTCCGGTTCTGACCAGTGTGGGGAGTTAGCTTTGATTCGAGTCGCTCGACCTGCTTCATCGAGGCTGATTCCGAAAAGTTGGGTCAGTTTGGTCTTGATGCGTTGGCCCTTCTCAAGCCCGAGAAGCGTTCTTCGGATAAACCGTTCGATTGGTAGAATCTTGTATTCTCCAGTGCATTGGCGACGGATTTTGCCAAGCGGTTCGCCTTCGTTCTGAGCGGTGTATGCTGGTATTGAAGCGAATCTGCGGCCTTCGGAATTGATTCCTTTAATCAGATCGTTTCCAAGAAATCCTCCAGAAACGACATGAATGGTCGGACCGCTTAAACTTTTTAGCCAATCCATGTGCGCGTAGACAGACTTCGGCTCCTCACCAAGATCCGCGAAGATGGCGCAGTCGATAGGCGCAATCTCACCACGGAGAGCCATCAGATACAACGTCGTCGATTGAACGCCACCGCCTAGGTTCAGGGTTCTCATGTCAGGATTTCCATGGGTCGGTATTGTGTAACGTCTTAAGGCAGACCTCCTGGACCCACCTGGTCAATTCACGCTCGGCGTGCTCGGGGTCATGCGGTGCTATCCGGCCGGAGAGCTGCTTGGGCATCGCCTTGATCAGCGAGGCCACGGCGCCGTCGTGCTCCTGCATCACCCGGCGCACCCAGTCGCCGGAGACCAGGCGCCGTTCCTTCTCGGCTTGGGCGATCACCTCGTCACGGGCGGATGTCAGGTTCTTGGCTGCCGCGGCATGGATGGCGACCAGCCGGCCGGCGTCGGCTCGACCACCGCGGAGGGCATCGACCGCCAGGTCATAGGCTGCACGCTCGATTTGCCGTTGCCTCTCGTAAGCGCCTTCTGGCGAGTCGGTAGCGGCTGTTGCGGTGTTGAGAGGGGTCTCTGCTTCAATAGGCCTGTATGGGCCTTCCTGTTCGATTGCGGGGGCTTCTGGTATTGGTGGCGATTGTATGTGTTGAGTCGTCGACTTGGCCCGGATGTTTTTCCGGCGCCAGGCATCGGCGGCCTCGGGACTATGCATCGGCATCCCCTTCGCAGCCAGTTGGGTGACGTAGCCATGCGAAACACCGGCATGCTTGGCGTATTCTCGTTGGGTCATGGCTTCAAAGCCTTTTGGATGTCAGGAGGCAGCATCGAGTCGGGCACGGTGCCGGCGTACTGCAGAGCCCGGAAAACACCGTCGCGCCTGCTGTCTTGTGGGTTGGGCACGCAATAGCCGGCCAATTGCTCGGGCGGAGTTCCGCGTTTCATGAGCCGGATGAACCAGGCCACGTTGGCCAGGCCGTATTGATCCACAAGAAATTGGATGTGATTGTTTTGCATAGATATTGTTTTTAGTGCTTGATCACACACAACGATAGGGGTCTCGCGTTCACCTGTTTCTGGGTATTATCAAAAAGATTCCTTAGCGCTATTGGGATTTACTCTTAACCTTAAGAGGTAATCCTCATGCCCTCGCGATATTATGTAAGCAATAGATCCACGAGGAACACCACAAATAGCTGCAATATTATCCAACGTAATACCACGGTCTCTTAGAACAAATGCTTTGTTGCACAACTCTGGTGTGATTGGGCTGCTTGTCTCGTCCTCGGGCTCGATGTTTGGGATAGGGTCGCCCTCGGCGTCCATCAGGGTGCCGTTCGGGTAGGACATCCAGCCGTGCTTGATGGCGAATCGAACGAGCTGCTTTGCCTCGCGCAACACTTGGTTTTGACTGATGCTGTATTGGGTTGTCATGAATTCAGAAACTCGGTGATGGGTCGGAGAAGCGGCAGTATTGGCCTTCGTAATGTAGTTTGACGTGGCCGCATTCGCCGTCTCTTTGCTTCGCGATGATGATGGCAGCTTCGCCGGAAGGCTCGGTTCTGTCACGGTTTAGAAGGGCCACTAGGTCACTGTCGCGCTCCAGTTGTCCGCTGTCTGCTAGGTCGCTGAGCTTTGGTTGGCGGCCTTTTTCCTTTTCTGATTCCCGGTTTAGTTGTGCCAGGGCGAGCATAGCCACGCCTGTCTGCACGGCGATCTCCTTTAACTTACCGCTGACTTCAGCAACCTCGTAGGTGCGCTTCTCTGATCGGTCGGCTGCTTTGACCTTCTGGATGTAGTCGACAATCACAAGGCGCACATGGTGTTTGCGAACAGCCCTACGGACATGGGCGGTGATGCTGGAGATGCTATGGCTGCTCGGTCCATCGAGGAACCAGAGAGGGCTGTTTGCAATCTTAGCTGAGGCAGTGCTCATGGATCTCATGTCGCCGTCGGTAAGATCGCCAGACTTTAGGTTCTGCATCGGGATGCTTCCAATGGTCGAGACCATGCGTCGGAAGATGGCTTCTCGGGACATCTCCAGGCTGACGAACAGGGTCGGCACTTTGTCCTGGATGGCTGCCCTGTGAGCAATGGCGATGGCGATGGCGGTCTTTCCAATGGAAGGCCGGGCTGCGATGAGGGCCATCTCTCGGAGCTGGAGACCGTCGGTCTTGTGATCGAACCAATGGAAGCCTGTGGCGATACCGGACAGCGTGCCCTTACGGTTGAACCTGTCCTGCATTGCGTCGATAAAAGATCCAGCCACCTGTTTGGATGTTTGCAGTGTCTCCTGAGAGACCTCAATGCTGAGCCCTGATTCGGCATTGGCGACGATTTGATCCGGCTTGAGGGTCAGGACAGCGGACTCGCGGATCAAACGGTCACCGGCATCTCTGAGCTGGCGACGGTGGGCGGCCTCGGTGATGCCTTTGATGTAATACGGCAGGTTGGCCGGTGATGGGCAGGCCTCCATGGCTTGGTCCCAGATATCAAAGGGCATCGGCAGTTGGCCGTAGGCCTTCTTCCATTCCTTGCTCAGCTCCTGAAGGGATGGATGTCGGTTATCCTGTACCAGGCCGCGGAGCACATCGAAGGTCAGTCGGAGGCTGTCGTTGAGCAGCCAGTCGCTTCTGACGTCGGACAAGGCATCGGCGCAGGTGTCGACGGATCCGGTTAGGCAGGCGCCGATCATGCCCAGCTCGTCGTCTTGGGGATAAAAGACATCGTTACTCATGCGCTCAACCTCCAATCAATCTCCTTTTTAACTGCTGGTTGGGTAGATCCGGACTGACTTGATTCTTCCCTCCTCAATTTCCATCCTGTAAGAGATGATTTCCACGAATGCATTTTGGTTTTACCAACAACCCAGTTTTTTGACTCGTAGTAGTTGATGAACTTTTGAGCCTCAATCAATGGCAGGTCAATTTCTGCGCATCTAGCCTCAACCTCTTGCAAAGTAGGTGGGACAAAACGAACACGGGGCGGCTTGTCCGCCTGTGTCTTTTCTGTCTTCTCTTCTCTATCTTCTCTATCGGTTACCCCATGGGTTACCTGTGGGTTAACCTGATTCGGTTCTGGGTTAACCTGTGGGTAACCCGTGGGTAACCCGTGGGTTTTCTGTGGGTTACCTGTGGGTTTTTTAGGGCGCCCACCTTTGCCTCCGTTTGACCAGGAGGCTATCAGGCCGGCATTCACCTCGTCCCATTGGTGGGCTACCAGGTGGCCGTTTTCTACTCGGCAGAAGGTTTGCAGCATGGCCGACCAAAACAAATCAGCATCACCAGGCCATCGGCAAACTGATGAGAGTATGACCGGGCTCCAGTCTGGAAAAATGTTGGTCTTCCTTGTTTGGCAATGTGACCACAGCCGGATGACGTAATTAGGTGCTGACTCAGTTTCCAAAAGCCTCATCAGTAGACGGGTCTTCCAGTGATCTAAGAAGTCGGGTTCGATTATCATGATTCAAACAGAAAACCCCACCCAGACCGTGCTAGGAACTCGCGCAGAACCAACGCGACGTGTCACGGAAAGGGTGGGGAAAAGTTTGTTGAGCATGGGTCCTGATTGTAGTGTCGTCGTTTGCTTCCTAGGGCTCACGTCGACGGCCTCTCTCTATCTGCCGGCCTTGTATCTGTCCACTTCTTAGTACGCCGGAATCAGAATATCCGCCACCTGCTGGGTTAACTGCACGTCCCTCAGGCAGTAGTCGATGGCTGCCTGGCGGTCGGTATTCCACAGCAGCGCGAAGTCGGCGCCGGTGCCTGTCTTATCACCGAGGCCTAGGTGCCTGCTGATGGCTCCGAGGCTGCCATGGGCTCTGGAGTCCCCGAGCTGCCACACCTCGCGCAGGTCGATCACCAGATCGTTCCAGTAGCGTCCCTGGCGCAGCCAGTAGGGAGGAAGGATGCGGTGCTTCCAGGAGCGCTTGATGAGGAATGGTAGATCGAAGGCCTTAATGTTGAATCCGACGAGTTTAGGCTGCCGCTCGTAGTAGTTTAACAGCTCCCACCATTCCCGGAGCATGGCGGCCTCGTTGCCGTCGTTCTTCAGCACCGCGGTCACCTGGTGCTCGATGCGGTATCCGATGCACAGGATCTGCCCCGAGAGAGCGTCCAAGGCTGCGTTCTTGATGAAGTCGGCGGTGTGGCTCTCCTCGGCCTTCTGGATACGCTCGGCGATCAGGTCCGGGTTCTTGATGTTGCCCAGCTTTAGGTCGGCCGGGTTGAAGGGCGGGATGTTGAGCTGGTCGAGCGGTAGTGGCCCGGTCTCGATGTCGAAGATGATTGTTGGATTTGCTGGCATATTGCTAAATTGCTTTCAGTTAGTAGTTGATGCGCGTTTGTCCCGATGCGCGCCCCCGGTTACCCACGAGTCCCAGCAGCAACAGGCTGCCGGAAAGTTGTCAGATGTGTTTGCCGCAATGAGGGCAGACGGTCTTGGTCAACGGCTGTCTTACGGTGGGCACGCCCAGCCATTCGCAGATTTCACGGTAGGATACCCACCCAAACCCACGCACCGACCTAGGCTGCAGGTGCCCTAGGTTGTAGAGGTCGAGAGCCTCCTGGCGGCTCTTGATGGCTAGGCTTTCGAGGATGTTGAACGTCCTGGTCGAGAACGGGAATCCCCACACCCGCAGGATCTCCTCGTGCTTCTGTGCTGCCTGTTCAATCTGGTTGATCCGCTGGCGGCTGAGGTTAAACCGTTTGCCGATCTCCTCCAGGGTGCAGCCCTCCGACCGTAGTCGGACCACCTCGGGCACCATGTGGATCAGCTTCATCGTGGGTTTGCGTGTCTTCATGGCTTAGAAAGGCACGTCGTCAAAATCGGGCTCGTCGGCCTTAGCCAGCTCCTCAAGGCGCTTGGTAACCGCGGCAATGAGTGCGATGTCGTCAGGCGTCTTTCCGCTGGAGACCTTAGCCTTGGGCAGCCAGTGCTCGGCCAGGCCGCGCACAGCGTCAGGCGTTAGCTCGGAAAGCGGGACTCCCCTGAACTTGCCGACGTGGACCTTGATGTCTGCAATCTTAACCGGCGCCGCAGTGGCTGGCGTCACGATCTTGGTTTTGTCGTCGTCCCGGGGAGGCCTATCCTCCAGGCGTACCCACAGGCCCGATGGCTTCAAGGCCTCCCCACTCTTGTGGGGCATGATCAGCTTAATGTTGCTGAACGTCTTGGTGCCGTCCCGAGACTGCTCATGAACGATCACCACGGTGGCCGGTTTGCCGATCAGGCCGTCGAGGTTGAGGCTGACGGTCTCCTCGGGGGTGAGAGCTCGGCCGTGCCAGTCCTTGAGGAACTTGGTCAGGCCGGCTTTCTCGTGCAGGCTGGCGGTCATTGGCGCCGTCATGACCACCCAGGGCTGCACCGGGCTGCGTGACTGGTCGATCAGATCCAGCTCGAATGCGATCTTGAACTTCTGCTTGGTGCCGTACTCGGTCTCGTAGGTTTTGAGCGGAGTGATGTCGACGCAGACCGCTCGGCCTGTGTACTCGGGGCACGGTGTGAAGGTGCCGCCGCTTGGTTTCGTTGATACTGTGATTCCCATATGTTTGCTTTGTTGTGTTGTTGTTTATTTAGAGGCCTGTTTTTCGACCTCTGAAAGTTGCTTAGCCATTCGCTCGTACTGCGCCCAGTAGTCGGGCCACGTCGTCTTGATCTTCGCCAAATTCTCCTGGTCGGCCACCATCACCGCAGCACCCAGCTTGCGAACGAATGACCCGCCGTACTCGATCATCGTCCTGGCCACGTCGAAGTCTCTCACTTGGAGCCTTTCCCGCGCTTGCGCCGCCAGTAGCTGACGTCATCGACCTTGTAGTCCCGGGCCGCCTTGTAGATCGCGCCGGCCTGCTGCTTGCTGATGCAGTAGACGCCGTCGCCCTGTTTGAGTTTCTTGGCCACTGTGTTCTCGCTCATGCTGCTGGTTGGATAATGAAGTCGAAGTTGATGTGCCAGGTGTCGCACAGCCTGTTGTAGGTGTCGTTCTTGATGCGCCAGGTCCGCGGGTCCCGGGTGGTCCCGCTGTGCCGGCATTTAATCCTCACGTCGATGTGCTGGATGGCTGTGTTCCGCAGGTGATGGTCGGGCGGTAGTTCGTGCAGTTTGGTGATCATGGTTTCAACGCCTCAACAGCGATCTGAGATTCGGTCGAGCGGTTTCCTCGGTAGTCGGTGTTCGCGATCTTGCGGAGCGCAGATTCCAGGTAAAGGACACGCTTCTCAGCCTTGTCGCGCTCGCCGGCAATGCGAGCAACGTCAGCGTTTGCGGACATGAGCAGGTCGATACGGTCCTCCAGGTGCGCGATCCTGGCACGGGCCTCCTCCAACTCCTTGTACGTTTTGGCGGCGTCGATGGTTCTCATTTCTTCGATGGTCATGGTTTCAGATCCCTGCATTGCTTGATGGCGTCGTCGATGGCTTTACGCATTATCGGCCATTCCTCTGGGTTGATGCTGACTTTACCATGGCCATCAGCAGATTGACTGACCTCGACGTACTCACCGCCGCCTTTATCGACGATCTCGATGTCGGTGCATTCCATGGAAAGCATGTGGTCGTCGGTAGGTGACAGCACCCATTTGATCGGTCGTAGTTTCATCTTCCCTCCAACCATTTTTCGAGGTCATGGAGTTCATCCACTTTGGCTTCGAGTTCTTTGATGCGGTCGTTGAGACGATTGAGTTCCATCACAATGCCCCGTGGACGTATGTCGCTTAGGAACTTACCCTCTGGAGTCTTGATGCTGAATCCGTTCAAAGGAGGCATTCGTCGCAACACGATGTGTGTGTAGCGTTTCACCGATTTACCTCCTTCAGTATGAAGTAAGCCGAACCAGCAATCACAAGTGCAAGCCACAGTTCTGGATGTCGCTTGTGGAACTCTAGCTCATCTTTAACTAATTCAATAACTTCTTTGAGTTTCATAGTCAGAATTCAATGAGGTGGTACAACCGTTTGCGAAGTTGGGCGACCTCGGCCCGCTTCTCAAACAGGTCGTGATAACGAGCGATGTTGTATCTGACCGATCCATGCTCGTCGTGTAATGAGTCGCAGTACTTTTCAAGAAAAGCGATGCGCTCCTCAGTGCGACGGATGCGCCAGTTGCGATACCATTTGAATGGATTCACAGCTTCACATCCTTCTCATTCCACAACAGCAGATCCGCTCGCATAGCGTCGTTCTCCTGCTCCAGTTGCTTGATGCGGACATTCGAGTCATGCCGCTCTTGAGACACTTTGAGATTTATCTCGCATATTTTATTATTTAATGATTTCAATTGCTGCGAGGACTTCTCCAACCGCTTGATGCGTTCTAAAAGTAGAGGCACTTCGCGCTGAATCACTTTGCGCTGAGACTCTCCGAGTTTTGCTCCGAGCAGTGTTGCGATGGCGTTGGCGTCCCATTCGCGTTCAACCTCCAATGCCGACTCCTTCCATTCCTCCAGCCGCTTGATGCGTCTTTCAAGTTCTTCATTTGAATTTAGCAATCGAGATTCATTTGATCGGAGTTCGTTGAATTCTTCCTCCAGCCACTTGATGCGCTCATTGGCTGCGGTGAGTTCTCGTTCCAGCCTCCTGCACAGCATACCGAGTTCGGCCACGTTGTGAGGAGTCGAGTCTGATATTGGGGTGTCGCTCATTTCGCCTCCTCCATCACCCCGCACGGGTGCCATGTTTTACCGCCGTCAATGCTGTGTTCGTATTTTTCACACCAATCCTTTCTGTTCTCTTCGCTAGATGTGCGGTCGATCAACCAACGTGTTTTTGGGTATTCACGATTCCTCGCCTGCATTCCCAGCGGCACCTCGTCCGCAGTCCACGGGCGGAGTGTCGGGGTGGGTTTGATGTGGTACATTTTTGTGTCGTTACCCCAGTTCCAATACGGATCATCTGCTGTTGCAGTAGGTGTACGCATTGATATCAATTCCTTCCCGTCCACAAATGCCTGCATGACTTTGATTGCTTCTTTGGTTTGTTCGATGTTCATTTGGTTTCCTCCACCTTCACCATCGGAACGAAGTCAAGCCGGTTACTCTCGTCGATTGCGATTCCCCATCTGTTGCGACGGCAGGAGAGTTCGGTGGCGTTGTAAACTTCCACCACCTTCTCGTCCGGCAGGTAAATGGACAGCAGTCCTTTGAATGTTAGTCGTACCGTCTCTGATTTGTTTTGCTCGCTCATTTCGTCTCCTGTCTCTTTAGATATTCACTGACCGCTTCGTCCGCAACGTATTGTAGTTTGTATCCTCTCTTTGCTGCGTATTCCTTTAGCCGCTTGTGCGTGTCGTCACTAACGACAAACATCTTAGCAACAGGACGTTTGGATTTTGGTTTTGGCGCACTCACTTCAACCCCTCCGCAATCATGGCGTGCTCCAGGATCAGCACAGCGTCGGCCGTCTTCAGTGTGATCACCTGGCGAGGCTGTCGCTGCTGCGCGATGCCCTTCAGGTGGCTCTTCCACTTCGCACCATGGGTCGCCTTGCTGCCGACCCCAATGGTCTTCTGCCAGCGCTGTGGCGGCACCTCGATCACCCGGGTCTTAGACGCTGCGATCAGGCCGTGCAGGAATCCGACGTTGTAGCCGAAATTGAACATCGAGCTGCCCGGGGCGCCCTTACCTCCGACGTACCCACCCACCTTCTCGATGTAGCAGACATCCGAGATCGCCAACCTGTCGGTCACCAGGATGCTGATGTCCTGGTCGGTCTGCGGCATCGAGTTCAGAATGATGCCTGATGGCCCGAGGTAGGCCAGGCCGCCGCTCATGCCCGGGTCGATGGCAAGTATCCTGGTCACTTGGCAGCCTTTCTCAGCCAGGCCGCGATGGCCTTATCGGCTACCGCCTGCAGTTTAAGGCCGGCGGCGAGGCAATACTCTCGAAGGGCCTTGTGGGTGGTGGGTGTCACGTTGATGGTTTTCGGTTTGGTCATTAAGCGAGCTGTTTCGAGATCTCCTGGCCGAGGCTGGTGTTTGACCGGCCCAGTAGGGCCAGCCTATGCGCCATCTTCTCGGTGACCGACTCATGGCGTTTGCGCTCGCAGTCGGAGAGAAGGTTGAGATTTGTCCTGGTGCCCAGGATCACCGAGGCCTTGAGACTGTTCATGGCCACCCGGTTCAGGTGCTCCATTTCGTCGGCGTTGGTGTTGGGTGGCAGTATCTGGAAGCCAGCCCCGCGAAGTCCCCGCTGGCTAAAGTTCATCCCTCGGTGCCGCAGCACCACGCGAATGCTGTGTGTTGCCATCTGGAAGGCCATTGTGGCGGCTTTCTCTTCCAGGGCTGCCTCCAGCTCCTCGGTGGTCACGGTCAGACCATAGGCCAGCCGGTGCTCGTTGCGTTCGATCCAGTCCTTCCAGAGCGGAAGGCGCCGGACCTCTTCTTCGTTGATCATGTCTTGTGTTTCCATGTTGTGAAAGTTGTCTGGTGTTACCGCACACCGGAAAGCGTTGTTGCCTTGCCAAGACTCGCCTGGCCCCGCCGTACCCAGCCCAACCGGGCCCCGAAAAATTGTCTGAGTTACCGTACCCAGTGACGTATTGCCTTGCCGCGCCACGCCTAGCCACGCCTAGCCACGCCGAGCCTTGAGAAAATTAAACCACCTCGACAGTGAACCGGCCGAACTTCGGTCGCCAGTCGCCCAGGCCGACCAATCCGCCAGCCTCGCGTGTTGCGTCGATCACCTGCTCCTTTGAGACAACCGATTCGTCAAACTCGATGGTGCAGGTAGCCCACCAACCGGAGGGAACCATCGGCCGGACTCGAATGATTCCGAGGTCGACGCGCTTTCGCAGTGTGAAAGCCGGGTCGGAGTAAATCTGCTCCTTGGTCTGGCCCATCTTGCGATGGTGAATCACCACCTCTGCCTCG